GACCAAACTTACCCAAACTCTTTTTAACCATAGCCATACCCTTAGCAACGATAGAAGGGTCAGGTAGGGTCAGATTCTCAGCCATATAACCAAGCATAGCTTTCTTAGTGTAGTAAGTAGCAAGCTGGTTATCAATGTCATCAAGGGCCTGAGGAGAATCAGTTAAACGAAATATTTCATCATCGATCATAGTTTCCTTTAGAGCAGGAATAAAATGATCTTGAATCCATCTCTCTAGAAATAAACCAATATTCTCTTTTATTAAACCAAAAGCAGTTTTGGTTGCCTGACTTTGAATAGCGGCAGTGGTAGCAGGTAAGGTAGCTGGTAAGGTTTCACCACGACTAACTGAATAAATATTAGTAACACGCTGAGCCCAAGAAAATACCTGGTTCTCTTCATTGATAGCGTCTGGTAAACCAAAGTCTCGCATATTGAATTGCTCAATATCATCAAGGTTGTTTACCATGATACCAGAACCAGCCATTAAATTTGCCAATGACTGTTGCGTGATACCAGAACCCCTCCTAATTTTAAATAAACCCTTAGAGAAAAGAAGATGAGAATCTTTTCTAGAATTACAAATAATATTTAGGTACAACTGTAAACCATTCAACTTCTCGGCAATGCCACGACCCCACCAACGGTTGGGAGCTCTGTCATAAAAACATTCTTCGTAAGGTCTAACTTTAGAATTTTCCTCAATCTTATGAACAACTGGTTTAGAATAATCAATACCAGAAACTACAATATGACCCTCAACATAAATATCCTTATCTTTATCAATTCCAGTAATTAAATATTTTGGTATTAATCCCCAACCCTCCCAAACATCAACGTAAGGTACGGTAGTAGAATCACCAGAATCAAAGTCAGAAAAATTCTTGATATTTTTAGAACCAGTAACTTTATCTAAATTAATTAATCCCTTCATTGATTTAAGTTCTGCTACGGTCATCAAAGAACGCTCTAAAACAAAACCAGTATTCTGAATACTATCAGCAGTCCCTTCAATATAAAAATTAAGTAGATCAACGGGAATAATCTTAATTACTTTTTTACCTTTGCGATCAGTAGAAACAAAAGTTTTTAAAATAGCAGTGCCATCAAGAGCAAGATTCTTTATTAAGTCATTAAGAATAGAACCAAAATTCAATTCAATTAATTTCTGCTTTATAAAATAACGCATCAATCTAGCACCACCAATACTCTCGGGATTACGTGCGATAATATCAATATCCTTAATATCCAAATCAATATCCTTAACTACAGAATCAACTGCGGTTTCTATTAAAGGGAAAAAAATCTTCTGGGTACCAGTGGCACTGTTCTTTTCTGACTCAAACTTTGAATAATAATTCTTTCTTCCCTTGCGGAGTAAATCACGCATGTTGAATTGAACTTTCTCAGTAACAGAAACAGTACCCTGTTCCCAATTAACCTTATTAGTTTTAATAAGATTAACAGCTTGAGATTCTATATCTTGAATCATGGAATCTTTTACTCCTTCCTTAAATGGATCGGCTGTCATATTTTTTCTTTAGCCCATTCGTCAACTGGTAAAAGGATTGACCTCTCATCAGCAGTTAATGGTTTATGTCTTAAATTAAATACTGCCAGGGCAAGAGATATTACACAATCATCGTGTTGTCCCGACGGAGCTGAGTAACGTAAATTACCCTGTTCACTTATATAATAACTAAAGGACTTTAATTCGTCTAGAAGGACAGAGATTTTTGGAATGGCAATCTCCTGTTGTTCAATCTTAATCATCAAGTTCTCGATCAGTTCTCTCTTAGAAACAGAAGTAAACTTATAAGGGTCAATGGGAACGCCATCAGATATTAGTTCCTCAACAATAGGATCGCCAACACCTGAAGAATCAATACGACATAAAGCGTTGTTATACTTTAAAGAGAGATGGGCAATCTTCAACTTCTGCATACGCCAATCTAAATCTTTAAAGCGTTCCCAAAAAACTACATGCCAATCATAGCGGTCAATAATAGTTAATACGGTATAGTCGGAGTGCTTAGCTAAATCCACACCCATAAGATAGGTATGACCCTGTTCTGGATCTTTTAAACAATCATTAAAAATAATCTTATCAATATTACGAAAGACCGTACCCGCTCCTTCAACGAATTGAGCTAAATATTCTTGCTTAAAAATATTCTCAGGGATGTTAAGTTTAGCTTCTTCAATCTCTGCAGAAGCAATAAGAGGATTATCAGAAGTAGAAGCATGAGAAGAGTAATAGCCAGTATTGCCAGCAACGCCTTTGTTGTAAGTTTGATAAAACCAATTAAGACCAAAGGGAGTGGAAATAAATAAAACCCGACCATTCTTATCAGAAAGGGTGGGGCGAAGGTTTTGAGTATAAATCTTTTCTGGTATTCTAGCTGCCTCATCAATAATTAATAAATCTAATCCAATGCCAATAAGGGAGTGGGGGTTCTCAGCAGATTTAAGTTCTAATCTACTATTGTGTTTACTATTGATTTCCCTAGCACTATTGTTCACTTTAAATAAGTCTTTAAAGTAAGTATCTATCCAAGGGATGAGATAGTCCCAACAACGAGTAGTAAGATCATAAGAAGGAGCAACTATCCAGATATTTTTATTGGGTTTTAATAACTCAATTAAAGCGAAATAAGAAGCAAGCATAGTTTTACCAGTACGACGACCCCAACAGAGGGTAACAAATCTATCCTTATTATTAATAACCTCAAGCTGTTTTAAATGAGGATTAAATTTTATGAGTTCACGGACCTTGGAAGAAGAAATCTTCATCTCTTTATTATTAAATAGTTGAATTAGTCTTAGTCAAAAATTTGGAGGTTGAGTAGGTTGTTGAAACTGGAAGGCCTCCTACGCTTCAAATTTGGACCGTAGAGGCCGATGAAATACGTTTTAGGTCATAACATACCAGTAAGGGGGTAAAATGCGTCCTAGGGGCCTTAGAATGCTCTAGAATTGATGTTATGTAAATTTACACAAATAATGATAAGGAGGGGTAGGGGGGAGTTTTGTGGTTATGGTGGTGCTATAATTTATTTTTAACGGCACCGTACCAGTCAATGGGTGGTGGGGTAGGCTTTTAGTGTCGCTTAATGTATATTGTAAGACCCTTATTTTTAACCTTTTTAGCTAATTTTACATCTTATGTCCCTAGTATATATATTATATATTATATTATATATATTATATTAATAATTATAATTATATATATTTAAACTTTTTATATTATCTTTGTTTATGTATAAGAGTATAGTTTTAAGTATAGTTTTAATAGTTTTAAGTATAGTTTGTAAATATTTATATTAAACATTAAACATTAATCTTCAACAGTTATATCCTTTAAGAACTTAAACTCATGTTCTATCTCTTCTTTAGGTTTAAAGCCTGTTCTGTCTAATATATCTCTACTAGCTTTTAACTTAACCTCTTCGGATTTAGCGTTAACTGCTAAATCAACTATAGTATCTTTAGCTATTACTGATGCTTCATTAAGAGCTTGCTGTACCTTAAATTTTCTTAAATTATCAGAAGCTACCACATAAGCTGAATCCATACCTTTAACACCATATCCTGCCTCTATAACAGACTGACCTCCATTACCCGTTTCAATATACCTCTCAACAAATTTCTTCTGCTTAGGGCTTAACCTCTTTTTACTCCTATCAACTTTAGGTTTTAACTCTATTACAGGATTGTTCGGATTTTCTACTTTTTCCTGATCCTTTTGTATATTTTGATTTTCCATAAATTCTAAAGTAAATACCACAGCAATTAAACATACTCCCTTCGGGAGCTTCGCCAACATAACTATTACACTTCGGACATATTGCCTTCATAAGTTTAACACTAACCATATTCCTCCTATTATTATTTTTAGCGTAAACTTTAAGTCTTTATCTGTCAAGATTTTAATAATTAAGGCCCAAGACCTTAATAATTAAGGCCAAGATATGACTAATTTTAGCTCTTTATCCAGCTCTTTACTCCTATATGTGTATAACCCTTTACTCATCTATTGACAAGTCTTTATGGTGGGTATATAATTAGAGTATAAATAACTAATTAATCAATATGACTAAAGGATATATTTTGGGCAAACGCCAGTATCATCTTACCTACGAAGAACAATTTGCTATTATATTATGGACTATTTATTGTTTAGTAGTGATTGGCAATTCTTATTGGCCTATTAACTAATAACCTAAAAACCTATGCGACTTTATTATCACAAAACCGATGGCGGAGCAGAATATTTAATGGACACCTTTATTAAATGCTCAAACGGACATAAAGAAGGGATAATCAACAACAAGACAAGATACGTCGTTCGTATTGACAGCGATATCACAAAAGACGCTGAATTATCACTAAAAGACTATGTTTGCCCCTCTTGTGGTTATAGCATATCGGGACTATCACAAAAAATATTGAAAAAAGCTGGTATAATTAAATAATAAACTTCGCTAATAACTAATTAATCAATATGAACGAATTTAATCAAATTTTTGCTCCAAATCTTATGGAGAAATTTATAGGAAAACGTTCTGGCTCTGATTATGACACGGAAACCCTATTATCTACTGTCGAATATCTTAATCGTCAGCGTTGTTTCTTCTGTAATGAAGATCGTAGCGATTTATTGCGTGTCTATAATCACAAGAATGGGACCACAACCGTCATCTGCGATATTTGCCGAGAAACCTTATAACATATATTATATGACTATTACTCAATGGGAAGATTACTTTACCACCCAAAATGAGAAATGTGCCTCCTGCGGCAAGCGTATTCCTCAAAACAAGTTCTGCTGGCTAACCACCAATTCTCTTATCATCTGCCAAGATTGTGGCGAAAGAGAAGAGGGAAAGGCCCTTAATCTTTACAAATAATGTAGTAATAAAGCAGGCGAAGAATTGGTCTCCGCTTGCTACGTTCCTACATAAGGAGGGTCAGAAGATGCTGGACATCTGCGAGATCAAGGTCAACGAGGGCTACGACAGCCACGAAGCGGTGGAGTCGGGCAAGAACCGCTGCGACATCTGCGACGGCTGCCACAGCGACAAGTAGCCCAAACGGGGTAGGGAGACTTCGGTCTCCCGCCCCACCAAGGAGACTTCCGTGATTAAAGACGAACTGACTATCTGTGAAGTCGACATCACTGGACGATGTAATCTCCAATGTACTTTCTGCCGAGAGTCGTTGGAAAGCGAAATCCCTGACGAGATGACTCTACCCGACTGGGAAAGCGTCATCTACCAAGTAGCCGAGATGAAATGCCGACTGTTCACGGTAGCTGGTGGAGAACCGCTACTTTCCAAGAACGTGGTTGGCATCCTGAAACGAGCCAAGACCTGCATCAAGGACGTTTCGCTTCTAACCAACGGAACGCTCCTGACCCCTGCCAAGATGGACGAAGTTGCTCCTTACATCACCTCTGTTCAAATCTCGCTGGATGCGGTAACTCCTAACATCCACGACGGGATTCGTGGCCACGCTGGTCTTTGGGCTAAGACCGTGGCTGGCATCAAGGTTGCTGTGGCCTCTGGTGTAGAAACCAGAGTCAAAGCGACTATCTGCAAAGCCAACCTCACTGAGGTTGTGGCTATCCAGAACTTCGCCTATGACTTAGGCGTACGGTCAGTATCGTTCCGCAGAGCTATCGCTTCTGGTCGTGGAGTAAACGTTGAACGTGTTACTGCCGAAGAACTACACCAAGCCGTCCTCGACTTCAGCGAAAACGCCAATCGTCGAGGCAAGCACTTCGACATCGGTGACCCCTTCACCAAACTTCTCGTCAACGACGAAATGAAAGAAGCGGTACTAGAGAACACCAACAGGGACTGCATCAGTGGTTGTTCCATCGGAGTTTCGATGCTCTACATCGCCCAAGACGGTTCAGTAGCACTTTGCCCTTACCTACCGATACGTTGTGGAAACGTCAAAGAAGCACCGATACTCGACATCTGGCGTAACGCCAAGGCCTACAAACTGGCTCGTTCTTTGCGAAATAACCTTGAGGGAAAATGCGGAACATGTGCCTACAAGTACGGTTGCGGAGGATGCCGTGCTCACGCCTACTACGAAACTGGCAACATCTGTGCCGAAGACAGTGGTTGCTGGCATCAATAAGGTAGGGGGAGGAAACTCCCCCACCCAAAATATGAAACTAACCAAATTTACAAAAAAAGATTTACCACTTATAAAGCAATGGTTTAGAAGTAAAAAAAACCGTCAGTTTATGAATGATATTAAAGTTTTAGATACCTTTATTGAAGATACTGCTAGTAGAAAAATATTTTGTATTTACAAGAGAAAACCCATCGGTTACTGTGCCTTAAAGAATATTAAATTTTGCCCTGAACTTATAATAATGATTGATAGTAAGTACTGGGGTAAAGGTTATGGTGCTAAGGCAATGAAACTTTTAGAAAAAGAAGCCAAAAGGCTAAAGATTAAAAAACTAATACTAAGAGTATTGATTAATAATGGACGTGCCATAAAACTGTATTACCGCTCTGGTTATGCTATTACCCAGTATGTTATGGAAAAAAATATATGAGAAATGTTATAGGTTATTCTTTATGGTTTACTTGTATATCCTTCTGCGTCTCCTTAGTATTATATCAACAAGAAATATACATAATAATCCCTACTTTAATAGCCTTATATATAGCGGTATTCGTAATTAAAGAACCTAAAAAATAAAAACAAAAAAAAGTATGCGTAAAAACAAAACTTGGGCTAAACAACCCACCAAATTTAAAAAGAAAGTTAATGTTTTGGCAAGGGATTTCAAGGTATTAGTAGTAGTCCTTATTATCGCCTCTTCTGTTATTGGCATTAGCTCTACTCAAGTGGAACGTATGATTGACCGTATTAATCTTAATCAAGTAAAAGCTCAAGAACCAGGAAAAGAGTTAAGCGTCAAAGATTATGTCTTAGGCGAAGTTACTAAAGCTGGTTTAGACCCTTATGAGGCTTATATACTAATTACTACCTGCGAAAATCCTACTTGGAATCCAGATAAGCACGTAGTAAATAACGATAAATACCATAGTATAGATAGAGGAATATTTATGATAAACAGTTATTGGCATAAAGAAGTATCTAATTTATGTGCTTATGATTATAAGTGTAATACTCGTGAAGCTA